TTCGTAACATAACCCTATTAGTATCCGACCAGTGTGTTTTGCCCAATGTAACCGTTTTTGCATACAAGTAAGCATATTTAAGTGTTCTTTTATAATCTTCTAGTGAATCATGATTATTTGGAAATGTCTCTACCAAACAACATAATTCATAACTTTCTAATGTTTGTTCTAAACAAGGATTTCCACCACCTGCCCTATGGTCTTTATCATCACCACCATTTTGCATACGAGAAAATTTTCTCATATTATGTAACCATGCGAATCCAGGTTCTCCATTCCCATTTATCCTTTTACATACCTCACTATAATCCATACCGAGTTCTGCATATATTGAGTTGTTTGAAGTCCAACCATATGTTTCTCTATGTTTATTTACCTTATAATTTTTTAAATCTAAATATTCTTCATTGTATGGATCACCGAACACAATCTCTGCTGTTCGTCTTACGTTCCCTGCTACGACACATTTACCAATAAGGTTCATTATATCCACAATTGTAGTAATAGTAATTGGTTCGCCTACATTTCTATTTAATACTTTTCTGATATCTTCGTGGATTTCTTTTAATGGTTCATGACCACTTGATACTCCACCAAATCCTTTAATTGGTTCTCCTAATGCTCTAATCTTTGAATAATCAAGTTGAATTTCTGCTGTTCCATGAAAATAACTTTCTAATAATAACTTTAATGATTCTACCCAACCTTCCCGTGTATCTGGTATCTCATATTCTTCTATACCTCTATTTGGATTAGGTAATTTAATCATAACCTCACCTGCACCTTTTGTATCAAAACCAACTCCTACACCTAACATACTAGCATCCATTAAGAAACAGAATGGTTTTGAGTAATCATCCTTAATAGTTGAAGTTGATACAAATGCGCAGTTATTAAGTGCTGCATATAATCCCCTTTCTTCTGTTATGGATGTTCCCATTGCCCAAAGACCACGACCTGGAGGTAAAAACTTCATATTGAACATTCGGTCATACATTTCTTGAGCTGATGCTTGTGCTTGCCAAGCATTCCAACCTAATTGATGTTGTTCAATCCAATTCTTTTGCATAGAGTAAGTACCTTCTACAACCCGTTTAATGGTTTCCCACCATCTTTCGTTTTTTCCATTTTTTTTTATTCGAGAATATGTTCTCATGTAAACTAATTCGCCTAAGCCATTAAAACCAAACGGGGGTTTTTTTCGCTTGTACTTATTTATAAAATTTTCCGATAACTTGAACTTTTCCATATAAACTACTTCTCCTTAATTACTATATCCATTTAAAATAACTTAGTGTAGCGTCACCCATCATAAATATAATATATATTCACTTCTATTCAAAACCTTCTACATCTTTTTGAAATTCTTGATGTTTTTGTGATAATTGTTTTCTTAAATACTCTTGACTATTATCCATCTTACCTTGAACCTCACGACCACCCTGGGTTGTTGATTCATAAATCTGAATCTTACCAATATTAGTATTCATACTTGCTGGAAAGGTTACTCCATCTATACCAAATCTATTCTTGATAACATGAAACCTACTTGTATTTGCAATCTTATCTTCAACCTTTCTACTAACTGATACCACGAAATCTGCTATCATAACTTTACTATATGCTTCTGCCACTTTTGATGCATCAATAATTTCTTCCTCTAATGAACTTCTGTTTGCCTGTGAGGCCGTCCATATCGGAACTTCATATTCTCCTGCTAATCCTCGTAAATCTTCATAAATATTTTCTAAAATATGTCTTTTTTCTGTACCTATTCCCCTTAAAATATCTGCGTAATCAACAATAACTAAATCTGGTGTAATTCCTTGTAATTCTATCTGTTTTAGATGAGATGAGAGAGTTTGAACTGTTGCACTTTTGGTTGGAAAATACTTAATTAACAAATGTCCTTTAAGTTGACTTATTTTCTTCTTAACTTCATCTTTATAAAACTTTATATTGGCTGTTGGTGTTCCACTAAATATAGTATCATATCTTAACCCAACATACTCTTGATTCAACTCTAATGTATAATGAACAACTGTTAATTCTTTCTTTACAGAATTTGCTCCCATATTTTGTAAACACCAAGTTTTACCAATACCGGCAGGTGCTACAACAACACCCAATTCACCTTTACCTAATCCACCATCCATAACTTCATCTATTGGGTCCCAACCTGTTGCTATTGTATCCCTCGTAGATTTTGTAAGTCGTTCTTCTATACCCTCAATATACACATGACCTAAATCTCTATCTGAACCAGCTTTCATTGCTTCATCCACGATTTTTTTGATTTGGTCGTATTGTCCGACTTCAAGTAAATCTACCGAATCCATAATTGCCTGTTTAATGACTTGATTTCTACAAAACTCTATGGTTTGTTCTTGGACGAACTTCAAATCGGTTGATTCTCTGTTTCTCCAACTCTCTTTTAAGTTATCTACTACTGAAACTTGTAAAATCTCATTCTCCATCTCGTCTATTTTAACTTTCATTACATCCAAGGTAGGACTTGTTTTATACTCCAAAAAATATCCTACAATAGTTCCAACCAACCATTTATTTGCGTCAGAATCAAAATATTCTGATTTTAATATATCAGAAATAGTTTGCAAGAATTTCTGTTCAACCAATAAAGATGTAATAATCTTCGCCTGAAAGACGTGTCCGAATTGTGTTAGAGTTGATTCACTCATTAAAACCACTCGTGTTGTACTAAATCGGCTGGATTTTTTGCCTTCTTTATCCGAGCCTCCATTATCTTAAAATACTCTTTTTCTCTTTCAATAAGTATGTAGTTCCTTTCTGAAAACACACAAGCAATTCCCGTTGTTCCACTTCCTGAAAATGGATCCAATACAACATCACCTTTACGACTTCCAAGTACCACTAAATAACTCATCAAGTCTATTGGTTTTACTGTTGGATGCATATTTTGAGATGGTAATACATTTCTTGGTTTGCCAGATGATGTATTTATTGTATTGCTACGAGCACTTGGTAAATTTTTGAAATCATTTGTATCTGGTAACTTTTTTTCAAGTTTATCCAACCCCATATTCTTTTCAGATTTACTCGCCTTAGGAACTATCAAAAATGGAAATGTCCGTTGAATTTCTTCTGGTAATCTACTCATTCTAAATTTCCACCATTCGTCTAAACTATAAAATCTACTAAAATCTCCTACATCACCTTTACCTGGATTTTCATTAGTTCCCAAATCATCATGTGCCCAACCACCACTATACATATCATTTGTATTTTGGTATGAACGACCACCACTTGACTTGGTTTTCTTACCAGTATCTAATACATTATCACTTATTAATAAATTTGCTGCAAATCTACCGAGTGGTGATGCTTCTGCTGTATCATTTTTTTCACTTTTAAATCCACTCTGTTTAAATACATTGTGGTCTGTGCGTGGTTGCCGTTTTGTTATTTTAACTTTTTTAGTGGCTTTCTTTCCCCATAAATTTCTACCATCTTTGGTTTCAGATTGTTCTGTATCTCCAAATGCTGAAACTCGTTCATAGGTATCTTCTTCTCCCCATTTATCCCAACCTCGTTCATCTGAATAATTTCTTAATTCTTCTTTGTATGTTTCTGATGGATCTAATTGTTTCAAATCACCACCAAGAAAAGTAGTTCCACCCTCTTTTACTTTACCAATGGTTTTGGCTCCCTTAAATGATTTCTGTTTCTCTACATACTTTTCATAATCACTTTTAGATTTTCGTGCTGGTTTATCCCAACCACCACCATACATTTCATCTTTTCGTTTCTCTATAAATTTTTGGTGTCCTGCCACATTGTCTTTATCAAATTGTTCCTCATCATTCATACCTGCAAATGGTATTCTACAACTATCTAACCAAGTTACACCTTTACCATTATCAAGTGCTTGGTCTACATACCCCATTTTCTTACCCAACGGTTTCATTGCCACAATTACTACTTCTACTGCTGGTTTTGGTTGGTATCCTGCGTAACTACCATCAAGTTTCTTGGCTTCGTCTGACTTTGGTTCTGTTATATCCCATTCTCTATCCCATGTTGTATCTGTATTGTGAGTGGCACTCTTTGGTTCTCTTATTTTACTTTTATCTTTAAGTGTTGGATGTTCTCTCTTTCCAACTACTTTTCGTTTTTTATTAAGTCGTTTATCAACCGCCTTACCGATATTTAATGCCTTTGGAAAACCTGTTGCGTATGCCCAATAGATAGGTGTGAAACTTACATCAAATCCTACTTCTTGTAAGGTCTGAACCATAACCGTCTGAACATCACTTCTTGGTGCGGACATAACGAATGAGAATGCTCCTGGTTTCAATACTCGTAATGCTTCTTCCCAAATAGGAACAAAGAACTCTTTCATACCATATGTAGATTTGGTCATACCAGGACTCATCCAACCTACTTTTTGAGATTTTGTAGATTTTTTTTCTTGGAATGTATCCCAATGTTTACCCATAAATCCGTATCCGTATGGTGGATCCGTACAAAGTAAATCTACTGAATCATCATCAATCCTTTTCAGTTCTTCTAAACAATCTCCATTGATTAGTTTACTGGTCTCCATACAATTTTCTCCGTTTTTCCGTTTTCCGTGCTTCCATCTTCTTTAATCTATATCGTTCTTTAGCTTTTTTCAAAATTTTGGCTTTATTACGCTCATAATGGTCCATCTGCCACTTTCGTTGGGCTTCGAGTCTTTCTTCTTCGGTATAATATATCTTTTTACGACCCATTATTTATCTTCGCAAATCTATTTAAATTTGTCCAATTTAACATTATCCAACTGTCTAAATTAGGTAATGCACCAAACATCCTATCTTCTATAAACATTGTTTGGAATTTTGATTTTATTAATTCTTGTATTTTACCATTTACAACTCTATTGATTTTAAGTTTTGCACCACCACTTATATCTACCTTTTGTAACTGCATTAATGTGTGGTTGAGATGCATTTTATCTCTCTGTTTCCTTACTATATTATGAAATCTACTACCTTGTTCACATTTATCAACTATTTCATCTACTGTATAAGTTACTCCTTCATCTGCTAAATCTGGAAAATTCTTTAATAGAGTTTTAGAACCAATCCCCATTACACCCTTTATATTATCTGATACATCACCATCAAAAATTCTGGTCATCAACAAATTCTTTGAAGTAACCCCATATTCTTCTTTCACTACATCGGGTTTATACAACTTCTTCTTCGTGGGTGACCATA